AACTCCTATGTCAACATTGGCACTAGTTGTTACATAATTTGGACGATCTTGCATTGGACTGGGATTGAGTAGTTGGTTATTGTGATAAGTATTGGTTGCGCGCTCTGCAAAGAAATATTGCCCCAAATTTGACTCAGAATATGGATCACCATTAGGCGCCAAATTAGCTGAAGGTAAAGGAGCTGTAGCTCTCCATTGATGCCCACCAGTAGGGTCGACATTATAAGAATGAAAGCCGGGAGGTACATAGTACACTTCAGCTGCAGTCGTTCCAATCACACTTACCTTGAATCTCGCTCCACCAGAATAGCCCAAAAACATTGCATGTATAATTTGGTGAGCATTTGATGGGGCAAAGACGGAAGAATTGAGTGGAGTGCCACTAAAGCTTTGACCCCTAAAACCCAACATTTCCGCAACGTCTATTTGAACAGTACCACGATGAGCATCTATAAATTGTGAGGTAAAGCGCCTATAAAAGGCTCTAACAAATCTACGAGTAAAATCTCGTACACTCACTATTGGACGCAGATCAGTAGGTTTTATAGGATCTTGCTCATGTTCGTTTATGACTAAATCCTCCTGGGTTTCCACACTTGATTCAACTTGATATTCTCGTAAAGCTTCTATCTTATACAAAGGTTGTAAACTAGGATCTTCTTTTATTTTTTCTTCCATTTCTTTAACTAACTCTTCATTAACTACTGGAGCAATTCCAGATCGCATAGTTGGTAATGCTGACACATTATATGCGATCATATTAGGTCGGGTAGCATAACCGAAAAATTGAAAATCGTCGTCTGCTCCAACATAAATATTGAAGGCTACACTCGTAGGAATAGATCCATTTACAACCAAGGGTTGATGTACGTAAATATAGTACATTCCATGTTGTAGAGCATTGAATAGAGGATCCGTAGAACAAGGTAGTTGTTCGAGAGAGGAGGCATAAGGCAATTTAACAGTATGCACTTGATGTCCAGTAAATTCCAAAGTTTCCATCATTAGATTGGGCACTGAGTCAAAATCTGGTAGGTTATTTATCATCAACGTATCTGGTGCATAGTTTCGCGCTATAGTAAGTTTAACAAAGTGAAAATTTGACATAGCCGATTGAATATACAATTTCATACCGCCACGCCAAAATCTAGACAAAAAGTGAATGTTCTGAAATAAAGATGTGGTGGCAAGAGTTGTGACGGCATTACCATGATCTGTGTAAGAAGTCTCCAATGCTTGTTGGAACGGTGTGATCGGTCTCGACCATACACAGGTGCCTTCTGGATTCGTTGTTGATACTAAAAATGACCCAATGTATTGCGGCTTAGAAATGATTTCAGATAATAACATCTCATCAACTTCAGTGTCAAAAGTATAATCTCTCGTATAATGTGAGAATTGTGAAAAGGGGTCTAATTTTTCTAATTGAATGGGTGCATCGACAACATTTGTATTTTGTCGAGTTTGAACTGCCACCTTAGTTGAAATTGTAGCATCTGCTGGATTATGTAAACCAGTTAAACCCTTTAACCAGGCCCTCCCAGAATCAATAAAGTCAAAAGCTTGTACCTTAGTTGAACTTATAAGGTCATACGCGTCACTAACTGTAGTTTTAACGCCAGACGTTATTCGATCAAATACATTTGTGACAAAACCTTTAGCATTTTCGACAAAACTTTCACACTCATAAGCTCCTTGTGGAACCCAAAGAGGATCCACATGCGGCACATAAAATTCTAGATCTTGGAACATAAAATGCACTGAAATGGATAACGATGTGGAACCTGAGGTTGGAACTCCCAACGTGTTGAAAACATAAACCTCAACTTCTGCAAAATTACCGTCAATCGACGTAGGTACGACCATAGTACC